TAAATAAAATTTTAAACTACCTAAAAAGTGAAAACACTATTGAAATCAAAACGACTAATAAATTCTCTTATTTTTCAATAGTTAATTGGGAATGCTATCAAGAAGATGAAAGCAAAAAGGAAAACAAAATGAAAACAACGCGAAAACAAAATGAAAACAACGTGAAACAAATAGAAGAAGGTAAAGAAGGTAAAGAATATAAGAAAGAAAGAAAGAATATATTATTACACGATTTTTTAATTGAAGAGCTAAAAAAAGAAAACGCAGAACTTAAACCAGAATTACTAATTGCGGATATTTTTGTTAAGACTTTTGAAAGTAGAAACGGGGTTAATGATGATGCTTTAATGGCTAAATATAACGGTTTTTATAAGTACTGGGCTGGTAAGGGCGATAAAAAACCAAGCGACCCTTATAAAATTGATTGGGTTAAAACTTGGGTAAATTGGATTGAAAGGAAGTAATATGATATATATCATTGCCACAAAAAGCACTAAAATTTTAATAAATAGGGGGGTTTTAATATGCTAGTATAGCAAGATATAAAAACATTAACCAAAATCAATTTATTTAACAATTTAATTTATAAAAAATATGGCAAAAGGAGCAACAAAAAATAATTACGATAATAAAGATGATAAAAACAAAAGCTTTAAAGATTTACACCCGCTTCAACAAGAGGGAATTAATAGACTTTTAGATAAATCAAAAGAGCTTAATTGCGAGATTGAAAATGTAAGGGATATTTTGATTAACAGGTTGTTTTTAGAAAAGTGTAAAGATTTTAAGGCAACGAATGAGGTTTATTTAAGGGCTGTTGAGGTTGGTTTTGGGAATGCTTTACTTAGATGTGCCGAAGCTCAATTAAAAATAATTGCCCAATCTATTATTAATACGCAGTACCCTAGCTATAACGATAATGGCGAATTAAGAGGTCGTCCGCTTGGCTATTCCTGCGATGCCGCCCCGCATTTAGATTATTCTAAAGACAAAGAGACTGAAAATAAAGGCTTAAATAGCGAGCCTGAAGAAAGGGGCTTTAATAAAAAAAAGGAAGATATTGGGAAAAAATTAAAAGAATTTATAAGGAAGATTTATCAAGAGCAAGAGCTTGATTTAAGCAAAGAAGTAAGAGAGGCGGTTTGGAAAAAATGGGTTTATTTAAAAGAAAATAAATTTAATCAACCCCAAGAAATTAATCTTAAAAAAATGTAAAATACCTATTTACAATTATAAATTTTATAATATATTGCCTTTAAGGAAACTTAACAACTAATAAACAAACAATATGGAAGAAATTAAAAAAGGTTCTCAAGAATACGAAGAAAAGCTACAATGGGAGTTTTATAGTACCGGGCTTGAGTTGCTAGAGTATAAAAAGCAAGAAAAAGCAACAGCTTTGGAAAAAGAGCTTTTAGATTTATTTGCTAGCAAAATTGAGGAGTCTATAGAGGTGTTTATAGAGGGTTTAACAATTGTGTGCGATAGAACGTTCAAGAGACTTAGACTTGACAAAGAATAGAACGCTCAAGAAACTTAACAATTAAACATTAATAATATGGATATAGAAAAAATCAAAATAGAATTACAAAAGCCAATTAAAAAAGAAGATGTGGCAGAAAGAGAGGCTGGATTTGGCAAAAGCAAATTAAAATACCTTGAAAGCTTTTTTATAATTCAGCAAGCTAATAGAATATTTGGTGAAGATAATTGGAGTATAGAAGTTAAAGAAGTAAAAGAATTGGGCAGAACTATAACTAAAAAACAAGTTTGGAAAGATAAACAAAAAGTTTATAAAGACGGGCTTCCTGTTTTAGAAGATAACTACGAGGTTTTATTTGCATCTGTGGTAAAGGTTTGGGTAAAAGATTTCGGCACTAGGGAAGATGTTGGCTCTTGTGGCGGAAGTTCAAAAACATCTTACTTAGAGGCTAGCGAGATTGCTTATAAGGGTTGCGTATCAGATGGAATGAAAAGGGCTTTTAGAACATTTGGCGACCAGTTTGGCAATAGCTTATATGATAAAGATTTTAAGTTTGAGGAAGAAAAGCCAGCTAAACCTAATGTGCCAGACGCAATAAAAGCAAAGCCAGTTTATAACAACACTTATAATAAAATATAATGAAAGTAGAAACTAAGCCATTTGATAGAATGTCGGGAATAGGGGGTAGCGAAATAGCCTCCGTTCTTGGCTTTAATAAATTTAAAAGCCGCCAGCAGTTGTTTTTAGAAAAAACTGGAAGGGGAGGGGAGTTTAAAGGTAATATTTACACTGAACAGGGTAAAAAAGAAGAAGATAGAATTGCGGGTTTATATCTAAAAAAATATTACCCTACATTTAAAGAATTTTCTTGTTTAAAAGTTGATACTATTACAAGCCAAGCAATGCCCTTTCTCTATGCCAGCCTTGACCGCTTAGTTCTTAATAAAAAAACTAAAGGCTTGGACTACATTTTAGAAATTAAAACCTCTCAAATAAGTAATTATGAAAGCTGGTATAATCCAGATATAGTTAATGCTTATTGGTTTAATGGTGGGGCTGGATATTATTGGCAGTTGCTTCACTATATGATTGTTTATACTTTAGATATGGCGGTTTTATATTGCCAATTTTTTGATAAAACCGAGCCAACTGATAAATTTTTTAGATTAACTTTTGATGCAAAGGGGGTGAATGATAAATTTAGAATTTTAATAGAGCAACCTAATGGTATTTGTAATGAATACAGAAGCTCTAAAGATGATTGTGCTTTTTTAATAAAAGAAGCTACTAAGTTTTGGGACGAAGTTATAAAATGGAGGGAAGAAAATGAGCGAAACTAAAGAACAGTATGTCAACTATTGTAGAAATACGGTAGAAGAATTTAAAAACTATTTAAGTGAAAAGAGAGGTTTTATTTTTGAAAAAGATGAAAATTTAAAAGTAGAAGATAAAATCTTTTATTTAAATATGAATTTTATAATTCGCCCTCATAAAGGTGGGGTTGTAAAATTACATACTTTTTATGGAGAGCTTTCTTATTTTTCAACAAAGGTTTATTTCCCAATTTTACATCTATCTAATAATAATTTAGAGTTTATTAAACAAGTGGGCGGGTATTATCTTATTTATCGAATAGAGTATGCGACGCAGGCAATACAAAAGCTAAAGTGGCTTGCTTCCTTTATTGATATCTATGAAGCCGATAAAGAAAGTGACGGGGTTTATTCCGATAACCCAAGTTGCTTTTTAGAAAAATTTATTTGTGAAGTTGGCTCTTTTGTGAAAAAAGAACAGCTGGAAAATTGGAGGCATTTTGGATGAATAATAAAACGCAAACCGCAAGGCAAGTTATCCAGCTTTTAAACTTAAGTGGTGAAATTGATTTTAGAAATAGCACTTTCTTTACCTATGAAAAGGGGAGTGATGGTGCCTTTGCTGATTATGAGTTTTTAAGAATTGCCCCCGATATTAAAATAATTATTAATGAAAAAACTGGGGTTTTAAAAGTAATGAAAGGTGTAAATATACATTTTGCAGATGGGGTTGAGGGTTTAAGAAAAATTACTTTCTTAAATAAATTCTTTCAGGAGGTTTAAATGGATTTATATTTATTTAAATATTTTATTAGGGCTTACCCTATAGATGGCAAGCCACAAATTAATTTAGCTAGAAATCAAATTTTAACTTTTTCATATATAAATGAAACTTCATATATAGATGAAACTAAATGTAGAATAGCAGGTGAAGATGTAAAAGATTACCTATTTATAACAGCCCTAATTTACGACAATGACAAAGCATATTCAAAAAAATTTCTCGTTAAGAAAAAAGAGTTTTTAGACGCTTATTATGACTGGAAGAATTATGAACCGGGGGAGGCAAGATGAAAAAGTTTTTAAAGAATTTAGATCATTTAGATATAACTGCTTGGTCAGTAGCTATTACTTTTGGTATAATGATGATAGGCATTGCAATTTGGTTTGTTAAATGGCTAATAGTAGGGGGGTGTTAATATGAATTGTGTTGAAAGATTAAGTGAAATTATAAAAGTTTTGGAAGGACGGGGCTATATTTTTAAATACCAAGAAGAAATAAAGGAGCTTCATAAATATAAAATATTTGGTTGTGATTTTTTTTCTGCCAAATGTGGCGATGAAATTGGTATATTTTTTTCAAGCCCTGAGGTTCAAGTCCCTATTTATTTTGTCTCAAAAAAACTTTATGAAGATGAGACTTTACCCAAAAACCCGCTTCTTTTTACATTAGAAGACTTGCCTTTAAATATTGTTCATAATGCTGTGTCAAAAGCTAATATTATAATAGGTATGTTCCATGATATAAGGTGGGAAATGGCACATTTAAGCGGAACTTTGGGTAGGGTTATAGACCCCGTTGGGGTATCAAAAAATATACACAGATTAATTGGTGAGTTAAATAACCATTTAAAATCGGAGGGCTTTTTATGACTTATCCAAGCACTTGTGGCTATAAAGAAAGCACCACATCAAAACAAATGGCTTTAAACTTTGAGCCAGAAGCTGAAATAATTAGATGGAGGGCTTTAAAAATATTTGAACAAAACCACTTAAAAGCTTTCTTTGCAGATGAAATTGCCAAGATGTTAAACTTAAATGTGCTTTCAGTTCGCCCTAGAATAACCCAACTTTACAAAAAAGGTTTTATAGTTGAATGTGGAAGAACAAAGAACTATTTTGGCAACAGTGTTAAACTTTTTAAATTAGCGGAGTGGTTTTAATGCTTTATAGAAAAAGTAAAAGAGGGCTTGGTGGTGAAGATGTTTTACACAAAGAAACAGCAGGGGTTTTGACTAACTATAGAATAAACTTTACTTATATACCATCAGGTGAAAAGCGAAGTATAACGACCGGGGCTTTATTAAAAGCAAAAGGATTAAAACGTGGCTTGCCAGACTTTTGGATTAGGTATAGAGTGGGGTTTATAATGCACCATTTGTACTTAGAGGCGAAGGTTGGAAAAAATAAGCAAGATAGAGACGGTTTCCAAAAAGCGTTTGAAGAAAGTTGCAAGGCTTCTATTAATGAAAAATATTATATATATAGAAGCTTAGATGAATTAATAAGTATTTTAAAAAAAGAGGGGGTTATATGAATGAACTAAAACGGACTTTTGAAAATTTATTAAAGACTGCTGAGGTTTTAAAAAAAAATCAAATACCTAAACCTAGCTTTAAAATTAAAAACGAAAATTTAAAAAAATTAATAAACGACGTTGCTACCAACAAACTTTACAACGATGCAAAGGTTGGAAGTCAATTCACTGCACCTTTGGAGATGCGGGGAATAAAATATACCCTTATAATAGAAAAAGGGGACGGTGAGATTTTAATTAATATTTTAAATAAAAAAGGAGAGGTGTTAATATGAAAGAAAAATCAATACTATCCAGCAAAGATTTTCTAGATACTTTAGAAAGCGTGCGGGCTTGTAAGGCATATTTAGAGGCACCTAATGGAACTTTAATTGGCTTTGCTCATTTTACCGAAGGTTTTTATTATTTTTTTGAAATGGTTAAGGGTGATGAAGAAAATATCGTCTTGAAGGTAAAGGAAGGTTTTTATACAGGGGTTATATGAAAGAAAAAACTAAAAAGCCAAAGTTGCTTATAAACTATACTGGCAATGAAAAGCCAATTGGATATGTAAACAAGGTTATAGAAACCGAAGATAACTTAACTATTAAAGCACAACTTACTAAAGAATTTATGCATGAATTAAAATTTAACCAACTTTTAAATGAAGCTAAAGCAAAAGGCTATACTCAAAAACAGTTAGTTGCTTTACTTGGCTATAAATCAGAAGCAAGGTTTTCTAACTACAAAACTGGTAAAAAACAACCAACAGTTAGGCTAATTATGAACTTTGAACGCCTTTTAAAAAGTTTAAAATAATGCTTTACAATTGCCTTAAAAGCAATTATAATTATACTAACTTAACAAACGGGGTTTTATGAAAACAATAGCACAAGAACTAAATTTGTTTAGAGCAATAGATGATAATCTATGTATAGAAGTTCCAAAAGAGCAGTTGGTTAGTAATCAGTTAAGTAAAGCTTTTTATGAGAAAAATGACCCAAATGTATTTGTTTTTATTGAGCAAACTGAAAAAGAATTAAAGCTAGTTTATTCGCTTGATGGTGAAAAGTATCAAGCTAGTGAAGAGTTAATTATTTTAAAGGTTGGTAATTATTTTTTATTAAGAAAATGTACTACTTTTAAAGATTTTTCAGATACGTCTTTCCACGCCGAAATATTGAAAGATAAGCTTTATGAAGAAATACTCCCTTCTTTTTACAAGGCTGTACAAATGTATGTAGATTATGAAAATGAAATTGCTGAAGATGTTGCTAAAAAAGATGCAAAAGCTTTAGACGATGAGTACTGGCATAGCATAAAACTTTAATAATTAATTATATGAAAAAAGATAAAACACCAAAAGGCTTAATAAGTGGGGAGTTGGATTTTAAAGCTAGGCTTTTAGATTTTGGTTGCGTAGAGATGGTTTTAAAAGATTACTACCAGCAAATTATACAAAGGCAAACAACTACACAAGAAAAGAGGTTTATTGTTAATTTACTTAACCTTCTTGAGGAGCAGGCAAAAAACACTAAAAAATAAGGAGGCTAAAAATGATTAATACAATAGAAGATTTAGAATTGGTGTTTAAATTTGCTAACTTGCCAAATACGCCACTAAAAATTAAAATAGAGCGAGAATATAGCTCTAATAAAATTACAGCAGACGAATTTCTTGCTGCCGTTAAAGAATATCTTGGGCAACTAAAAAATAACATGGAGGCTAAAAATGACAAATAACTCAAGAGAAATGGCGATTGAAAAACTATTTAGTATTTTTAATTTAGCTTATAGTGAACACGAGAGCTTGAACGTTTCAACGTGCGAAAAGGCGGGCATTGGAGCTATACTTGACGCACTTAATATTGAGGTGGTGAGTAAGGAAAGTGAGGTGCGGGCTAAAGATGTAGTTTTTTCCCGCATTCACGAGGATTGGGACGCATTTATAAGTGATTATGTAGACCATATTCAAGACGGTGCTATGTATACAAGAAATTGTGCCTCTTCTTCGCAATGGATAGGTTTGGTTAAAGATAAAAGAAAGAAAATAATCCAACGCAATGATAAACCTGTAATTTATGTAGAAAACATAGGAGTTAAAAATGACAAATGATAAAAAAGAAAACTTAATAAATATTGGCACTGGTTTTAATAACCAGATGCGAAAAGCAACAGCTAAAAAAGTACATTATATTTATAGCATATTAACTGTTGTGTTTTTTACATCAACCTTAATTCTTGCCACTATAGTTATGACAAATGATAGTAAAAGCGAATTAGAAAGGACTAGGAAGCTATTGGATACTTGTAATACATATAATCTTAATCCTAACTTTATTAAACCAGAGGGGGCGATATGAAAAATATTTTTGATTTAGTAGATTTAACAGATGTGCCAGACAATTTAAAAAAAGAGCTGAAAGCCCACTCTGAAAATCTTTTTGAAAATCAGTTAATTAAGATTTTTGAATTGGCTAACAGGGAAATTAATATTGATGAAGTAACGGTAGCATATTTTAGAACTTATAAAATTATGAAAGGAAGAAAGCAAATAATGACAAAGCTATACAATATGTCAAAGGCTGATAAATCAGCTATAAAATCAATGCCTCAAAAGGGTGTTTATAAACTTATATTAGAGGGGGCAATATGATGTATATTCATATAGCGATTGCTTCACTTTTAATGATTATTCAACCAACTGATGTTTTAGCAAATATTTATTTTGCTGTTGTTTTCACTTTTATTTTTGCACCAATTTTTTATTCTATAACGGAAGATAGGGAATAATATGAACGATAAAACTTATTATAGGTTGCTTTTAACGCATGATGGTGAGCGTTATGTGTATGATGGCGAACAGTTCCACCCTTTATCGACTGCCACTTTTTATGATGAGTTGTTATATTTTACTTTAGAGAGGGCTAAGCAAGATGCAGAAAAAGAAATAAATCAAATCAAAAAAGATGGGGAGTTTGTTAATGTTTGTTTAAAGATAAATTTAAAAAATAAAGAAAATTTTTCTACTGATATAAAAAACACAACTATAGAAATTGACGAAATAAAGCCTACAGGAATTAAATTTTACACATATGAATAAAAAACACGCCACAATATTGCTATCACTGCAAACACATTATTAATACTTCACATAATAGCCACTTGGCTGGAGAAATTTTTATGAAAAGATATATTTTTGAACTATCAATGCCATCAAATAATTCTTGGAATGGCAAATGGTCTGGTAAGGAGGCTAAATATACTGTAGCTAAAAACATATCAGAAAAAAAAGCAAAAACATTAGAAAGTTATTATACTTATAATTTTGGAGATGGTTGGGTAGCGGGGGTTACGGTAAGAATCGCAAAACCAAGAGAAAAAGCTACCAATAAGTTTTGTGGTTATAATTGGATGATTGATAGTATTTTATACAAGGGAGAAATTATAGCATGACAAACGAACAACAACTTGTAGAAGATATAAAAAAGTATTGGGCTACTAAGTCCCCAGAGCCATTTAATGACAAATGGAAAGATATTTTTATCCGTTCTATTAATAATATTATGGAAAAGAAAATAAGTGAAACAAAAACAAAGGAGTAAATTATGAAAAAGTTTTTATTAATATTATTATCATATATTATGGCTGCTTTATTGGTAGCTGTAGGTATTGGCGCTGCTTATTTTGTATTCACTTTATTAACATTTAAAATGGGGTTTGGAATAGTCCTATTTGCCTTACTAAGCGTGCTTGCTTTAATGCAATATGCAACCTTACCAAAACGCTTAAAAGATTGGGAGAAAAAATAATATGCTTGGTTTTTTATTGGTTCAAATGTTTTTGATGTTGTTTTTAATTGGTTTAGATTATCCAATAATAGCAATAATTTTATTTATTATACTTTGGTTTGGGTTGCTTTTTTACGCAGACGGCGGCGGTAAAATTAAAGATATTGAAAACTTTTTTAAAAAAGGGGGTAAATAATATGCTAACATTACTTGGCTCACTACTTGGATTTTTTGGCTCTACCTTGCCAGATATATTTAAACTTATAAGAGATAGGTCTGATAAGAAACACGAGCTTGCGGTTATGGCATTGCAAATGCAAGCAACTAGGGAAGGTAATCAGGCTAAACTAGATGCTATAGAAACAGAAGCTTTTAATAATAGAGTAAGTGCAGAAACAAAAAGAGATGAAAAAGCTAGTCAATTCTTTATAAATTTAAATACCAGTGTTCGCCCTGTTATTACTTACTTTATGTTTTTTCTTTATGCTGGAATTAAAATAGGGCAAGTTTTAAATGGCTCTGGTGGCGAGTTATGGGGTGAAGAAGATAGTGCAATGTTAGCTGGTGTATTTAGTTTTTACTTTGGACAAAGGGGCTTGGCTAAACTTAATGGGAGTAGGTGATATGAAGTTGTTTTTAAAAAAAGTTTTATTTAATATTTTAATAGTTCTTGTGGTGTTTATTACTATTCCAGTTTTTTTTATAGGCGTATCTATTCTTATTTCCTATTTTATATTTATTATACCTCCGTTATTTTTAATTTATCTTTTAGTGAAGAAAGAGGACGGTAAAAATGAAAATAAATGACCCGATAGAAAGAATTGTGGCAGAAGTTTTGTTAAATAAGGGTATAAAGTTTATACACGAAATGGAAAATAAGGCTCAAGGTCTTGATTTTTATTTGCCGGAATACGATATTTTTATAGAATGTAAGGCGTACTCAACCCCTAGAACTGAAAAGCAGATTGAAGATAAAAAAGTAATTCTTATTCAAACCAGCGAAGCTGCCAAAGCTTTTGTAGAAATATGCTTAAAATCTAATTATAAAGAGGCGGTATGAAAACAAATGAAGCGGGATTAAATATTTTAATAATACAGCTAATAAATTTATGGCAATAATAAGAAGAAAAAATAAAAAGAAAAGCCCGTTGCAATTTGAAATGGCGGAAGATGTTTTAAATTTCGCTAGACAGAATAATATAAAGGCTGTTCCTTTAGATATAGGGGCTTTAATGGAATTAATGGGCATAAAAATTATTTGTTCCAATACCCTGCCAGATAACACTTCGGGAATATTGAAAGAAACAGAACTGGGTTGGGTTTGTGAGGTAAATGCTAAGCACCATATTACAAGGCAAAGATTTACGCTTGCCCACCAATTAGCTCATTATATTTTACATAGAGATGATGAAACAAAGGAGTTTATAGATTACGCCTATCTTGGAAAATCTATTAATAATAACAGAATAGAACTTGAGGCAAATGAGTTTGCTATAAATTTACTAATGCCAAAAGCTGATTTTAAATATTATATACAAAATGTGTCCAAAGATAGTGACGATGTAGCCAAATATTTTAAAGTGTCCCCGCTTGCAGTTAGATTAAAAGTAAACCAGTTAAACTATAAGATAATATGAAAACAAATGAAGCGGGTTTAGCAATCATTAAGCATTTTGAAGGGTTTTATGAAACGGTGTACATTTGCCCGGCAGGTTTACCAACGATTGGATATGGGCATGTTGTAAAGCCGCATGAAAACTTCTCATGCGGCATTTCAAAAACCGAAGCCGAAGAATTATTAAAAAAAGATTTAAACCATGCAGAATATTGGGTTAATAAATTAATTACTTATGAGTTAAATGAAAATCAATTTTCCGCCCTTGTATCCTTTACTTTTAATGTTGGTAGTGGGCGTTTGCAAGCATCTACCCTTAGAACAAGGCTTAATAGAGACGGGGCTGAAGATTTAACAAGTGAGTTTATGAGATGGGTTTTTGCAGGTGGTAGAAAGTTAAAAGGTTTAGAAAGAAGAAGAGCTACGGAGGCAAAATTGTTTTATGCTTAGTAAAAAACACAAAATGTTTAATGAATTATTCCGTGATGATTATTTCCTATGGCTTAGGGAAAATAGTAGCGTTAAAAAGGGGAATAAGGGTTGGTTTGAATTAACTACCCCTTATTTAATCACTCATAATCAATATAGGAAGAATGAGTATATAACAGTTTATGTTAAACAGGAAAAGGGTGTCATAACTATCTCTGATGACGGGGAGGTTTTACCGTGGACAGTGCCTGCACAGGCTGATAAGATAATAAATGCTTACGGTCTAAAGGTATTAAAGGGCGAGCTTCGCTACAAAAACGACACTGAATTAGAGGTGTTAACTGGCGAGCTTCGTGTAAAATGTAATGAAGGCGACTTTGTTCAAAAATTACATAACCTCATTTCTGCTATAATTGAAATCAATGCTTTGAAATATGCTCGATAGAAAAGCTTATTACGAAGCGAATAAATTAAAAATTAAAATACAGGGGGCGTTAAAGACGTGAAAATATTAATTATATTATTAATCCTATCTAATTGCTACATGCCTGACTTAATAGATACAAATAAAGCAATATGGAAGTGCGAAGACCAACCTAGATTAAAAACAGAATACAATAAGATACGTAAATGTTTTGGCGGAGCTTCAGTTGGTAATACTGGCGTTTCAATTTCAGAAGCTAAAGACTGCGAGTACTCAAGAAATGAATTAGATAATATCTATAATGAGTATTTTTACAAAAAAAAGCATTGCAATATAGAATAGGTTTTATATTATCAGTTCCCGACTAATAGCTTATTAAAATATACATCCTTGTTAATGTTGTTAAATTTATATGTTTTTAACGGGAGCAGGTAGCTCCGCCTATTTTCCTTGACTTTTCCTTATTTATACAGTTTGTTTAAAAAAATCATTTCTAATGAAGAAAAAAGATTTACCTATAAGGACGCAAGAGCTTTTAGATCAGCTTACTTATCTAACTGCTGCAGTTAGGGCTGAAAATAAAGAATGTTATAATCCGCAATCAAGAGCTAAATTTAAAGAGTTTATTACTACTCAAAAAGATAGCTACAAATTAATCCACGCAATGACTTATAATTTTAAAAAAAATTGTTTTGTTATTCATTTTTACAAAGAAGATTATACTTGGGTAAATACCGAGTTTTAAAACCAACTAGTAAGTAATCCTTTACAGTTCGTTTTTTTTCTGTTAGTTTAAAAGTCCTTTTGGAAGGGCTCGGGTATTTGTGCAGTAATACTTTATAGCCAGGAGCGACCTAGTTAGTTAACCGCATTGGTTGGAACGTTTAGATAAAACTAAATGCCCAGTAAAATGGGTCAGTGCGGTTAGCTTTATTTAATTTGTGGGAGCAGTAGCTCAACTGGTAGAGCGTCGGTCTCCAAAACCGAATGTTGCAGGTTCAAGTCCTGTCTCTCCTGCCACTTTAATAAATAAACCAATAACTTTCTAACTCTTTTTTATCTTTAATAGCCTTATATAAGAAATTAGGCATTCTATAATACCATTTCCAGCCAAAGTTATTTTCAATTAAGATGGGCTTTATTTTATAAACGCAGTTTTTATTAAAATAATTATATTCGGTTTTATCGGTTAGGTGCTTTAATGTTTCTTTGCTTAAATAAACCCGCTTTGAATAAACTATAACCTCTTTTCTAATTCTTCTTTTTTTATTGCCAGTATAAATAAAGCCGTTGTACTCAATACCTGCCGAGCTAAAAACACCAAAAGGCAAAAAGCTCATAATAAAATCAAGTAGACAATTGCGAGCCTTAGTTTCTTTTGGCTTTATAAAGATAAGCCTTCCATAAGCCATAAGCCATAAATATTAGATAAGAAAGGTTTTGCATAGTAACAAAGATAATATCTATTTTACCGAATATAATAAATAGATAATAAAAAAAAGTATTCCAAAATACATAAAGAAGCATTGCGACAGCAAGGTACTTATATCTAATGCTAATGGCTCTATCAGCAATAACATAAGCCACAACTAATATTGTTAGAATAAACTGCCCTAAAACGTTTAATACGTCAAAATGATAACCTTCGCCTAAGTCAAAAAATCTATCAACAATAACAGATACGCTATAAGCTAAACTATAAATAATAAAGCCAGCTATTATTAAAACTTTCTTAAGCATTACGGCTTCTACTCCTGCCCGACCTTACTCTTGCCATATTAGCACGCCTTACTGTATCTCCACGCATTTTATTAGTAGTTGGCTTTGGAGTTGGAGCCTTTGGTTTTGGGGTGGGTTTTTTATTTACCATAAATTTATTTTCTCTAATAAATCTTTAACTTTATTAGCAATAAAAGTAAATAAGAAAATTACAGGTATACTATAAGCCCAGATAGCACCTTTTACAAAGCTTTTCTTTTCAAAGAACTTCTTTTCGTATTCAGTGTAAACTTTAGTTAACAACCCCACATTTTCAGTTAAGCTTTTTATAGCTGCTTCTAGCTCTTTAATTCTTGCCCTTAATTCAATATTTTCAATACCTAAAGTCTGAACTGTTTTTAAAAGAACTGAATACTCTTCTTTATATTTTTCCAAAAAAGCCTTTTCCTTATGAGCTATTGCAAGCTCAATATTTTCTATTTTTATTTCAGCAACTGCCATTCTTTCTTCGTCTTTAGCCATTTTATCAGAACTATTTTAATAAATAGTTAAATAAATAAAATAAAATACAACTAATAGTTTTGCTATCTAGCTAAAATTTCTGCCTTCTTGGCATCATTAATAATACCAAATGCAAGCAAAGTATCTAGTTTGGCGGTTAAAGCCGTTGTATCTAAATCACCGGCACCAACTATTTTTAAAGGTATACCTAATTGTATTTCTGCTTTTCGTGTGGCGGCTAAAGCACCAACCCCTAAAACACCGTTATTAACCAATACATCAAGGGTATCAGATAATTGATAACTATCCAAATCAACTGCAACCGACCTATTAAGTAAACCGTGATACTTAGAATAGCCAGTTATAGTTGGTAAAATATAAGGTGTAAATATAGCGTCAATATCAGCTTGAACTATAGTAGCCCCAGCCTTAGCAACAATTAGATTAGCTAACGCAAGAACGCTATCATATATGGGCTTTGTTTCTAGTGTGGCAATAATATCCCACTCGCTTTCATAAAACAAACTTTCAAAGTCCAGCGGGTTTACTCTTTTAATGGAATAATTATCTGCACTAAAATCGGGTTGGTAGCCGAATATTTCTTCATAAGTATTTAATGAGGCAAGGGCGGTTTGAGCAACGCCTGTTATATTCCTAAGTTTAGTAGTATAATCGTCATTTAATCTAGTTAAGTTGCCATCAAGAGCGGTTAACTGGTCTTTAGCAACCCTATCTGTATAAACTAACAATTGAGCAACCTGCTCTTTAATCTTTTCTAACTTTAAATCTCTACAAGCCTGTAGATTAGGATTTAACCCCTCACTACTGTTTAAAAAAGGCACAGTAAAGTTATGAGCTAAAAGAACCCTAGCAACCCTATCCACGGGGTTTGATTTAGCCTTTTCCAGCACATCATAAACTAAAATATCGGCAACCCCAAAAACAACAGGGTCTTTGTTGTATTGGATTATTTCATAAGAAAGCCCTGAATTTAAAGCGTAAGCATCTGCCTCTGCTACAGAAGCTATTTCAAAACTTCCGTTAACCGTTGTAAACCTATATTTAGTAGCCATAATTATATACCCCTGTTTAAGTTACCTAAGTTGATATCTGCCGCCAACCAATCCATTCTTAAAGTTCTTGCCGTTGTCCCAACGCTTTTAAAAATAGCCTTTCCAAAAGAAAAAGCCCCCGTTGGCAAGTTTGTTGAAATTGAAGTTATAAAGGTATTATTAATATAATATCTAGCCTCACTGTTATTAAATCTAACCTCTAGTTTATTATAATCAAGAGTAACGGCAACCCCACTATTAACCGTAGTTCTTACTCCATTATTAGCCGTTACGCATAACCAGTTAGCACTTTGGTCTGTATCATATTGAAAATACACCCCATTTGTTGGAGCCGATGAAACAAGGGCAGGAATAAAACCAACATAAGCATCAAATGTTTGAGCCACATCAGATAAAGTTACCACTGATACAGAGACTTTAAAATGTCCAATGAAATTCCCATTTTGAATAAAAGGGGATTGGGCACTAGTTGTTGCCAAAATTGCGGCAGAATATCCAGATAAAGTTGTGCCAGTAGATAAAATTCCAATTCCAGCTAATCCAGCGGTTGCAGCAACGCCTGTAAATCCAGCCCCCGATCCAGCAAAAAGATTTATTAAGCTACCCCCCACCTCAAATCCAATTGTACTAGTGTAGTCGTGAAAATAATGCTTAACTGATTTATCAAGAAAATAATTCCCGAAAGTAACTATAGCCCAATCAACCCCTGTATTTACAACCTCTAAAAAATCATTTTTTATAGAAAGCTCCCAAAATACAGTAGGGGTTTTAGTGAACTTAACTATACCTAAGGTATTATCTACCTTTAAAAACGAAACTCTAGTCCCTAAAACGGCAGTAGCTGGATTAGGTAAGGTTATAACAATATCACTAGTTTGTGTAGTTATTAGAAATAGTTTATTATTATCAGCGTCAACAATGCTATAATTGGCAGAAATAGATATAACCTCATTTATAACACCCAAATCTAAATCAATCTCATTGTTTCCAGCATCTAAGGCAACAGAAACTTTATTTGAGCCAGCATTAACACCCCTAAACTCTAAATCCACTCCAGTTTTTTGCTTAAATACGCCAACGCCACCAACATTTACATTTGATGCCGTGTTTACTTCACCGCCGCCACCACCGCCAGTAGTTGCTAAAGTTATAGTATCTGTTCCAGCATTAGTAGTTATTAACATGCCAGAACCAGCAACTAAAGTTAAGGTGTCGCTAGTCGTATCTGCCACAACATCGCTTTGCCCTGAAACAGCTATAGTTGAAAATATGTTTTGGTTGCCAGTATTAGTGCCAGATAAATTACTCGCAGATAAAGTGCCAGCTACTGCCACATTGCCACTTATATTAGCAATAGCGGGGTTAGTTAATGTTTTATTAGTTAGTGTTTCAGTTCCAGCTAAAGTAGCAACATCGTTATCACTTAAAGCAGTATTAAGCTGAGAGGTGGTAAAAGAACCTAAAGAGGTTGCATTGCTGTTTTTAGAGGCTGTAATTGCCCCTGTAAGAGCCTCTCTTTGAAAAGATATAGTATTGCCCGCATCATCATAAATAGCATCGATAGAGGTCGTATCAGTAAGTATTTCGCCCACCGCATCTTGTGCTTGCTCATCTGTATATTGAGTTATATCACCTACAAATAATATATTGCCATCAGAAACGGCGGTGTCAAATTGAGCCTTAGTGCCAGTTAAGGTATTAGAGGTTAAATTTACAGTCTTATTTGTTAAAGTTCCTACCCCCGTTAAAGTGGCAAAGTTACTATCACTTAAAGCGGCATTAAATTGAGCTATTGTCCCCGTTAAGGTGTTAGAAGTTAAATTGATTGTTTTGTTAGTTAAAGTTTCGCTTCCAGTTAGGCTTGCCTTAGCCGCCAAATCACTAACTAAATTAGTAATTCTTGATTGGGCTAAATCGCCAGTAGAATTTGAAATAACAATACCATTTTCAACAAAAGTTTTAATTTGAGAGGCGGTTGCTTTATTAGATGTAGTCCCGTTAGTATCAGTTTCAAATTGGGTTGAACCAATAACCGAGTCTATAGCAACTAAATCATTTATTTTTTTATTTGCCATTTAATTTACTACCCTCCTATCACCATCTGCAGTTATTCTAAAATCACTATCAACGGTTATTCTATAGCTTGCCAAAGGTGCCCCAGTTGTCAAGGATGGACTTTTAATTCTAGCAAGCCTTTTGTTTTCAAACTCGATTAAAAGACTTTGATTGCTAAACTCCACATCAAGAGTAATATTTTGGAAAACGGGCTTTATATTATCATTACTAAATACTACAAAAACAGCCATATTACAAAACCTCCAATAAGAAGTTGCCCTCTAATACATCGAATACAACCCCGCCCGTATCAGTTCCCCTTAAGTAATATTCATAATCGCCAGCGGTTAAAGCATTCATATCAGTAGCTGAAACAAGTATAGTTAAAGTTGGCACGGTTGTTGCAATAGTAATTCTACCATTGTCCGTAGATGCGGTTAATATAGTTGCCCCGCTACTCCTATCGCGAACAAGTAAAGTAAAACTATAACCAGTCAAATCAAGTAAGTTTATAGTTCTATTGATTACATCTTCATTATATAATGAAAACTTAATATTTAAAGTTGCACCCTTTTTAATAGATATATTCTGTTTTAAGGGTAAAAAGTTTAACGCTTCCACCATAAACCTCCAAAGGTTTTAATGATAGCGTAGCCAACAACTCCAGCTAAGTAAATAGTAAACTTTTCAAAATAACCGCTCTCTTGTCTAGCATTTTGCTTAACTTGTTTTAACCAGTTTTTATCTACTTCTTTGCGAGGTTTAGTCTTAGTAGTGTATTCTAAATCATGTATTTCACTAGCATTGCCCAATACTTTTTCTGCCCAACTACGAAGTCCAAAAGGTATCCACGGCATTGTAGTATAGCGAAGTGTAGAGTTATTGAATTTTTTATATGCCATAAGATTAAGGGAAGAAGTTTTCGCCATAAGTTGTTACCATTACAACGCCACCAACGCCGTTTAAAAGACCAAACCCGCCATTACCAACATTCACGGCGGCGGAGTTTATATTATTAACACTAAATGTTCCCTCAGCGTATCCGCCATTACTTGTATCCCCAGTTAATACACCGCCTTTACCATAAAAATTAGCAATCGCATCACCCCTTCCAACCTTACCATAAAAAGTGCCGTGTGCTATAACATCTCCATTTTGCCCAACACCTGGTACGCCTAAAACAGTGCCGCCAGTTGCTTGAATTAAAGTGCCAAATTGAGAGGTTGCTCCATTTTGAGCCCCGCCAGTATTACTACCGCCACCCCCCCCTATACATATAACTTTAGCGGTTTTACTACCATATGGTCTATACCAAGTGCCTGAAGTTTGCCCGCCAACGCCATCACTTCCCTCTAACAACCAAACTTTAGGAAATCTTCCAAGCGAGTTTAGTGAAATATTATAATTATCTTGCTGACTAATAAAATTACCGCTGCCAGTAGCGTTAGTTATAGCCTCGCCAACACAACGCCAGTTAGCAAAAGGGTGATACCAACCTTGCAATTCTTGCCTATAATGAGCTAGTGTCGTAGATATTTTAGGTTGTCCTTGAGGTGTAATATATAAATGATATAAGGTATTAATTGCCCTAGTTGTTCCAACATCAAATATATTAGGGTCATTAAAATTCCACTGAATTAAACCGGCGTTGGTATTTAAAGTAAAATTATAAGAGTTTCTACTTTTATACTTTAAAAGTTTACCATAAACTGAAACAGTTAATTCCGAACCTAAAATACCCATTACATCTACACTTCTAACAAGAGGTTCGTCGCCGCTAAAAGTTCTTTCATATTTTTTAGTTAAATCAAAAGAACGGGAAGCAATAGAATTACCAGAAGAATTTACAAGCACCCAGCCCACTGGCAATACAGTTTCAATTACAAAAGCCGAGCCGTTCCATCTTTTCCACTTTTCATTAATTGTATCATACCAGTAATCATTGGTGGCTGGTGATGCAGGTTGATTTGGTGAATAGATGGGGTCTTTATAAGATACAGTTATTGTTAAGGCGGCAGGGTTTAAAAACACCCAACCAGTATTAAGCAATAAATAAACATTGCTATTTGCCTTGCCTTGTCTAGCAATTAAAGCCCCGGCACTATCAATAAAAAAGCCAGATTTGCAATGCCTTAAACCAGATCCATAATTCCAGCCCATAACAACATCAGTCCCGCTAGAGCGAATAAAAGAGCATATACTATCAGTCCTATTTGTAATTTCAGAGCCTATAGTTCCCATAAGCATTTGCTCACTCATAACTTGCGTTTGATATAAGCGACCCCCACCAGTTGCACCAGCTACACAACCAATTTCACCATAGGTTGTGCTACGAAATAAAGTGCCAGCCGTTCCCGCCGCATCTGTTATTGTCCAAGCATTATTAATAGCAGGAGCCGCCGTTAAAGAACCCCCACTCGTTATATTCGCCGTTAGTGTATAGGGCGTGCCGTCAACAACCACCCTTAAAGGGTTGGATACATCAGCTAATATTTGAACGGTGCTTGCACCAGTTGCCCTTACAAAATCAGGCATTCCGTTTGCATTACTTCTACTGGATACTATTTGATTTCTTTCGCCAGCCTCTATATTTAAAACCTGCCCATTAACAACTATTGAGCCACCTATATATAAATCTTTCCATGGATAAAGAGGCGTTCCTAATGAGTTTGTAATAGTAGTATCGGGCGTGCCATCCGCATTCTTTCTTGGTATTATATCGCCTCTAAGAGCAGTGCTAAACTGATTTACATTATTAGCATCGCTAGTATTGCTATTGGCTACGGTATCTAAGGTATTAGTTCCCATTAAACTTCTTTGAGTTTGAGTGTTGTTTGAAGCCTATCTGTATCAATAGAAATTGCAATAACTTTATAAACCCTATTTCCTAAGATAGGCAAGCCACCATATTTAGCATTCCATTTAAAAGTTCCCCATTGCCCACCGCCCCACAAAGAATATATAGCCTGTCCTAAAGGGGGTTTAGTATAAGTAGTCCAGTTTAAAACAACCCTATCAAGTAAATCAATATTCTTTACTGTATTAGTTTCAAAAGTAGCTTCAAACTCCAGCTTTTTATATTTATATCTGTTAACCAATCTATTAACTAAAGCCTGCTTGTTATCAGGGTTTGTTATAAAGTTTTCTAAATCATTTAAATCTTTCTTTCTAAGCCCCCATTCTAGTATGGAGGCATTATCTCTAGCTATAAAACCGTCGCCAATACTAAACTGATTAAACAGCCTTTGTGTGCCATCGTTATAGTTCTCGATATTAAGCACATCTTTATTGCCTAGCGTATAAACAGTGGCGTTTGAAACATCTCTTGAACATACTATTATTGCCCCTGCGTTATTTACATAAAGAACAGAATTGGTAGCTATTAATAAATTATTTAAAGCCTCCTTTAAAGAAAGGGGTTGGAAAAAATTACTACTATTAATAACTATATCAGTTTCAACATTTATATTAGCGGGGCTATAAGTAAGCACCTTTTGAACTGCTGGTAGTTTACAAATATTCTTAATAGCATCGCTAGCATTTATATTATCCGTAATAATACCACCCGTAATATAATTATCATCAAAGACGCTATCGTATGAGCGAACTGAAAAAGTTATCTTATCATTAAATAGGTTTTGCTTTATTTTTTGTTCGTTAGAAATGCCTTGAAAGGTAGTTAGAACGGAATTACTTTTATCAAAGAACTTTAATTTAAATATAGAGCGACTTCTTTCCCTTAAAAAGAAAGTTTGCCCATCGCCATAAGGGTAGGGTTGATTAAACTCGCCATTAAAGTTTCTAACTTTAAATGAAATACTACCATACGAAAATAACCCTATATCGTTATTGTCCCTATCAATCTCACGGTTTAATAATGAAATGGAATTAGCTTCTACATACTTAGTTATATCAATTTCACTGCCGTAAAAAACCTCGTTTTTAATATAATCAATGGAAGTTATTGGCTGAAGTGCTACAGTGTAATTATTAGCCATTAATTCACCTGCCTTAAGGCTAAAGATGCGGTTAGTTTGTTTCTAAAAATATCTGCTATATATCTAGGGGAAAAGGCACTATCTACCTGCATTTTAAATAAGTCCCTTAAGCCCCAACCTTCTGCAACAGCAACAGGGAATATAGAAGGTGGCAACCCACCACAAGCCCAAAACAAGAAAGGCTCGCTTCTTGCAGATAAACCCTGTATTAAGCTATAATTAGTTCCTGTTAAAAAGTTCCCTTCAATTCTTGCAGATACTGTTCTTTGTTGCTTCTGGATGGAATACCTATTGTTAAGGGCTTTAACTACCTTTTCGTTATTATCAAAGCTCATGTCTATCTTAGTCATGTAATGTTGGCTAATAGCCCCCACCTCCGTTGTAATAACCAAATAGCCTAAGAACTTTTGTGCATTAGCCACAATAGTATTAAATGCCTGTATTTTTATATTATTACAAGCTTGTGGCGTTACTTCAAAATAAGCTACATCTTTAGTATTATTAACAATATTAATTTCAGAAAGCCCACTTGCGTCTAAAGTCTTAACTCCAGCGAAGTTTTGGTTTGTATTATAAAATATTTTAAAATCCTTAAAGTTAAAATTAAGTAAAAATATTCTACTAACAGTTTGAGAGGTTGAAAAAGTTATATTAATTTCTTCTGTTATAGTATCATTAGAACCTAAACTTATCCAAGGCAATAACTGGTCATCATTTAGGATATTACCTACTAAAGAATTGTTAGTTGTGGCGGTAAGGGCAGATACTACGCCTGCATTTTCAAGTAAGGAAGGCTCAAAGAACTTACAGCCATTATATCCATTATACCAGCTCATATATTCATCCTATTAGCGTCTTCTATTTCAAAGCGAAGTGATTTAACAAGCCCCGCTATATCACCACTAGCGTTAATATTTATAATAGGTTGCCCACCACTATTTGCAACATTGCTTTCAGCCCTTCTTAACATAGCCGAAGTTTCAAGGGCATTAAACACCCTACTAGCTTGGTTTACAGGAGCAATTATTTCTGCCCCCCTTTCACCTGCAATAAATGGTTGATTAGCTTCCGCAATACCACCAGTTGCAAAACCTTTTACGCCAGCTATTTTAGATACGTTGGATAAACCAGCGGCAGTAACTGCAGCCGCTAATGCATAGTTAAATGGAGGTGGGGCGGATGCTAAAGCTTTATTGGCAGCGGCGTAAGTATCCATTGTAGCAGTGGCAATACTTGCGGCTTTACCAATATTGGCTAGGGTTTTATTACTACTGGCAGAAAGTGTAGCAATATAATTAAAACTGTCAGTTAAGTTTTGCAATCTTTCCGCCCTTGCCCTTGCTTCTGTTTCAGTTAATAACGCCTCTTGCTTCTTAGTAAGGTCTTGTCTTTTAATTCCATTAGCTTCCATTAAGGCGTAGATAGCATCTAGGTTGCTTTGATATCTATCAATTCTATCTGCATTTTGTGTTTCAATGGTGGCTATTTCTTCATCAAACTGGTCTTCTGTAAGGGGCTTAGTGGGGTCTGTTGTGGTAGTGCCGCCCACCGCGCCATTAACAGCGACAGCCTCGCCCTCAATTGGTTTACCGGCTAATATATTATCAAGGTTTTGATTGCCAACGGCTAATATATCCTTAGTATCTACCTTATTGCCAGTAGCAAAGTTTATTGCCATTGCAGATGCAGTAGCTACGGAGTTCTTAATAGCACCTAAACCTTTGCCTATGCCAGAAACTATTGGAGTTCCTAATTGCTTCCATATCTTTTCTATTACTTTTAATAACGCTGAAAAACTATCAGCTATTTGTAAAATAGCAGGGCTTAAATCAGCAAGCATTCTGCCAGCCAACCCTATAACTTGAGTTTTAACCGCCTCCAACCTATCGCCAGTTTTATCTAAAGCCTCAACGGTTTCTTTATCCATTATCTGCCCAGCGTTTCTAGCTTCAGTAGATAGTTTATTTAAGCCTGTAGAGCCCTCTCTTAATAACGGATTTAATTCACTTGCACTTCTACCAAACAACTCAAAGGCTAATCTTCCCCTTGTGCCTTCATCACTTACCTTGTTTAAAGCGTCCGCAATCTTGGCAAATTGTTTATCAGGAGCAAGGGCGTTTAAGTCCTTAGCGTTTAAATTTAAAGCAGATAGGGTTTTATTAGCATCGCCTATACCTGCCGTTGCTTCGTTAACCCTTCTTGCAGCAATAGCCATTGCACTTGCTACTTGATTAAACTCCACCCCTGTTTGCTTAGAAGCAAATTGAAGCTCTTGTATAGCATCGGTTGAAACATTAAAACGTTTAGAAAGTCTATCTACTTCGTCAGCAAGTTGTAAACTTTCCCTTGCTACAGCACCAAAGGCTAATAACCTTAAAGCCCCGCCTAATTTACTAATAACACCTTGAGCTTTTTCTAAGCCAGTAGTGTCTGCACTAAACTTTACTTTAATATCGTCAACCATAGCACCTTTTTTATAAAGCGTGGCTAAAGTTTACTAAAAAACAAGATATTTTATTTTTGCAAAATTCCTAACGCCTCAAGATACAAATGATTTATACCGTGTGTTTTTAAGGTTTCACAAAAAGGGTGGAAGTTATGCGACGTATCTTCAAAAAGGTCTATTACACTTATTTTATAAAACCTATCCACTGCCGTTTCATCAAAAGGATTTTTCTCAAACAAATTATCTAAATAATCTATTTCATCTTGTCCCTTTCTACTTCTTAACCTTTCAGCCCTAAGCCAACCACAAGTATTATAATAAAGATAATAACAATTTTTTTCAGGGTCTTTTATTGCCTGATGCATTCCATAACCATCCAACTCAAGAAACATAGCAACATTAAGCCCCCAGTACTTTTCTTTTAAATCATATAAATGTTTATATAATATATTATTTTCAGTGGATTTAGTAATAAAACCTTTAGTTTCTTCTGAATATTCAATGTATTTTATTTCCATAATTCATTTATTAAGTTAATTTTTCTATAAAAGGGGGCGTAGTAAATAATAAGAAAGAACGCCAATGCCAAATAAAAGCAAAGTAGCACCCTTATGCAAACCTTTATTTTCCTCAAGTTCTTTTTCTAAAGAGCTTACAAGCTCATCAAATTCATTAATAAAATTAATGGGCTCTATTGTCCTCCAAAGAGGTTTTAGGTCGCTTTCCCACCTACCCAAACTTTTGCAAGCATATGTCCCCAACCTAAACTCATCAGCAAGGGTGGCTTTATCGTTTTTCTCTAGCCTTGCACTTAAACGCCTTAACACTTGGATTGCTATTACAAACTCTTCCGTAACGCCATTAAACTTTTTATCTACAACCTTTAAAACAATTTTTGGGTCAACATAATACTCATTAGCTAAAATACGCAAAGCCCTCCTTTTCAAAAGAGTATATCTATAAATATCAAGTTTTTCTATAAGGCTTCTTTTGGGTCTATTTTCCATAATTTATTTATTGTTGCCTTAACAGCAATACTTATAAATCTTATAATTGTAAAGTGTTATTTTATAGAGTGTCTAGGTAAGCATCGTAAATGCATTTAACCTTTTGGTGAGGCTCTAGCCTCTTACCATTAGCAATTTCTATTTTAAACTCTTTATCTTGTTGGTTTGCATTTTGAACGCGTAGGCTTAGCAATCGCATTTGCCTAAAGGTAAGCTTTAAGAAGTCGTCCAGCGAAGCAACAACGCCAGCCCTACTAAGCAAAATATAACTATCAATAACCGTGAGAGCCGTTTTTTCTTCTTTTTTTTTACGCTTTCTTGATTATCTTCTTCTTTATCAACTAATTTAACTTCACTATAAACACCCTCACTAACAATCTTGGCACTTAAAGCCTGAAGGTTTTCTAACGCATAAATAGGAAGCTTTAAAAGCTTTTCTTCAAATTCCTTAAAAGATATTTGGTCAGTATTATTAACCCAACCAATATAAAGCGTGTAAAAAATCATTTTATTAACAAAGTCCAGCGACCCTTCTACATATTTCTTGCCATCAATAGACCCTTCTAATAACTGCTCTTTAAAAGGACGACCTAATTTTAAATCATCGCCTATAGTTAGAATGCGAAACTCTAAATCTTTATATTTAAAGGTTTTAGAAACAATTAAATCATCTAAAATTGTCATTTATTAAGCTCCAGTATCAATACCAGCAAATAGAACTTGTCTTCCATTTAATACTTCATCTACTGCATAAACAGTGCCAGTTAATGGGGTTTTTTGGAACGTTTTACTTTCAAAAGTAAACTGCCCACCCGATAATTTAACTCTAGGAAGTATAATGGTATCAAATAAACCAGATTGAGTTCTTTGACCTTTAGCTATAATAAAGAAATCAGCTCCAGTAAAATCAGTCCCAACTTCAGCATAGTATCTACTTGCCGCAATAGGTACAGTTTCTGTTTGAGCCTGAGCACCAACAACAAAAGCTATTGAACCAGAACCGCCAACTATACGAAGCCCTAATTCTGCTATATCGGTATTAGCACCAGAGCCAGCAATAGTTAAACCAGTTCTATAATTTACACCGTCGGCAATAATATCTACAGTAGTTGAAGTTTTAGCAATAATAGTAATAATTCTTGGCTTAACATTAGTTGAAGACGCTATAATAGAAACCGAAGCAATACCAGTTGTGGCACTTTGCACACTTGTCCCAACTATATTTCTTATAGTTAGGGCGGTATCAGATACTATAGGCGTATCAGTAAAGGTGGTATTAAATAAAACCTCTTTAGCCCTTATAGAAAGAGCTTGTGTAGCACTAAAAGAACACTCGCCACTTATAGCCCCACTTTCAACAGCAGGGGGGATAGTGAAGCAACCAAAAGCATCTGCCAAAATACTCTCAGCATTAGCATTAAAATTAAAGTTTTCCACGTTGTTAAACTCCTGCAAAAACTCGCCCCTATACCGACCAGCCCTTACATCAGCTGGAGAAGTTTGAGTAATATCGTACCTATAAAGGGCAACTGAACAAAGCCCAAAAAGAAATCTGTTTTGCGTTTTTGCAATAGCAATCATATTATATCACCCCTTCGGTTATTAGGTTATCTGTTAAATATTTAGGCTGGCTTGAAAGCCTTGCCTTTAAATCTTCACCTTTTATAATATTAAAAGTTGAATAAGAGCCGTTTTCAGTAGCAATTTGCAGCTTAAAGTCTTTTTTAGCTATAAAATTTATTTCATTATCTTTTGCCATTTTATTCTCCATTTTATCTTTAAGCATAGTAGAAGTTAATATTTAATGAAAGGGTATAAAGAAATAGGTTGTTGTCAATAGCATTTTGTATCTCCCCACCTTCAAAATATACAGCCCCACAATCTTGTTTTTTAATAAAGACGTTCTTAATAACTTGCGAATAGTCCAGCAAATACCCAATTACATTTTCTTCTGCCGCTTCCGTAGTATCCCTAAAGCAAATCTTCATTCTTAAACTTAATATTCCATTGGAATAATTGCTGTCATTAATAGCATTGAGGTTTTGTATATCGTAAATAATTATAGGTTCGCCAGTAATGCCAGTAGTTTCTAAGTCTTTAGTTTCAGCGTCAACCGTTCCATAAATTATATGTTCAGGATTTAATGGGGCAAGCGAAGGTGCATACAACAGCAACTCACTATTAAAATTAGCTCGGATAGCGTCCAACGCCCCTTTATAAATATCACTTACTGTCATAAGCCCTCTTTACTATATTGTTTATATTCTTTTTAAAGAAATCCAAGCCCTTTTTACTAGCAGGGGTCATATAAGGTCTATTTAATTCATCTTCTAACTTAGCCGCATAGTTAACCGCCCCACCACCAGCTTTTATAATAACATAAGGCGAGCCGCCCCCATCTTCTTTTACAGAACCATCAATATTAATAGTATTAACTAACCTTCCTGTATCCGTCTTAGGGGGCTCACCTTTAGCACTGGCAATTGTTTTTGGTAAACCAGCAATAGTTTCTGGTCGCTTAACTTTATCAACATAAATTCTAGGGCTATCTTGGCTTCTTCTTACATAAGCCCTACCGCTTCTTGTGCCAGTTTGAACTAATGTTCTTGCTTCGTTTTGAACTTGTATAGCCGTATTAAATAATAATTTCTTTAACTCCAAAACAAAAGACTTATTCTTTAAATCTATTTTAAAATTATCGGTTACTGATACATTAATTTTCATTAATGCCCCTGTGCAAACCTTCTAACAGGCATTAAGCCCGCCTTAAAAGCACTTTCCCATTCGGGGGAAAACCTTAAAGAGCTACTTCTAGCTTCCATTATCTCTATAACCTTACCAGTGTAAGCTATTATAGCAGTTTGGAATATACCATCAATAACAGCGGAAGTTGTGCCTTTGCCCGCTATATATTCAATCTCATACCCAGCAATACCTCTTGATGAAGTAGAGCTAAAACCGTCTTTTAAATAAAACCTATTGCCAGCGGTATCTAAAAAGTAATTTGTTGCAGAAATTGTAGTAGATGTGCCATCTTCAGCAAATATCTTAAAGCTATTAATAGTCTTGGCAGGAAATGCCATTAATGTTATATAACGAGCAGAACGTAAAGACGTGTCGTAAAGAAATTGTGTGTAAAAGAAATCATTTACAGAAAGACTAACGCTACTTAAGGCATCTCTACTTTCCGTAAAGGTAGTATCAATTAAAATTGTATTAGTAAAAGATTGAACAACTTCTATAGCCGTTTTAATTGCTAATAAAAGCTGTTCATCTCCTACCGAACTGTCCCTGCCTAAGGACTTTTTTACTAACTCCAGACTAACTGGAAGGGTAGTAGGTTGCGTTTTAACAACCAAGTTTGAGGCAGGGTTAAGTCTCATAAAGTTATTTTACTTCTTCAATATAGCCACCTTTAAAAATATTTTGGAAAAGGTCGGGGCTACTTTCTTCAAAGTCAACCACATCACCTTTCTTTAATAGTTTTAAGCCACTATTTAGTCCATTAAACGTAACCAAAATATCTTTTGATATTTTGTATTTGTAAACAACTTCTTTTTCTTTTGCCATATGATTATGCTATTTGAGGGTTATTAGATGAAAACACTTTAGCCTGAGCTATTGCGGTTAAAGATACAGTTCCAGTAGTTACTATATCACAAGTAACATACCTTTTTGTATTTAAAATAGCAACAATAAGTTTACCAGTAGCTGTTAAGTTAGCACCAGAAGCTATAGGAGCACCAGCGGCATTGTACTTATAATACTTAATTTGAGCGGCAGGCACGACGGTTTCACCACTCATATTTGAAGCATCAGCCTCATTCACGGCAACGGTTAGGGTGCCGTTAGCATAAGTAGTTATATCTATTTCAAAGAACAATTCATCAGCCCCAAAAGTATCAGTGCTTGTTCCTTGTACAGTTGTTGTAGCCGTAGACAAAGGGGTAGAGGCAATAGTAAAATTTGCCCTTGCAATGTTATTTTTAGAAAAACTATTAGTCATAATTATTACCTATTGGTTAATTGTTAATATTAAGTAGAAGTATTGATGAAAACTAAAGCATCAAAAGCCTTTACATCGCCACCAACTCTTTTTCTACCCTGAAAGCCAATTTTGTTGTCAGAGCGGTAAGGGTTTCTTAAAATAGTTTGAGTTGGTTTTTCAGCTATTGCATAAGCAGCTTCCATATCACCGTAAATCAAAGATTTGCTTGAAGCGGCAACAATAGGCATGTGCTCTAATTGAATAAACTCTTTGCCAAAGATGCTAAAGGTTACGCCAAGCACGCCAACTTCCCTAAATATAGGAAGGTTTTGGGTATCAGCAACTTTTAGTATTTCAGCCATAGCGGTTCTTGAGCCATACCATTTAGCATTAGTGGCATAAGCTGATTTTAAGCCAGCATAGGCATTTACTATACCAGCATAAGTATAGCTTGTAGACGCTCCAGAGTTGATTGCATAGAAAGCTTTAACAATGCTATTAACTTCCGTTGCTTGCGTGCCATAAGTTAAAATGCCCTTTGGTTCGTTCACACCGTCGCCATTAATGAAAGCATTACTTTCTTTTTCAGCAAACTCTCTAGCTAATTCTTGAACTAAAAGGCTTTCGATTGGGTAAACCGCATCTTCAAGAAGTTTAGCAGATACTACATGAGTAGCCGTTATTTCATTAGCAACGATTTTTACTTCACCAGTATTAGCTTCCGCATTTGAGTTAGCCCCACCTTCCACATTGAATAAAGAAGTAGAATTATTAAACCATCTAGGAAGAACTATGCCATCATTTTGAGAAAAAGGTATAACTTGAGCATATTTTCTAATAGGTGATTGCAGTCTTTGTAAAGCAAGGGCAACATTGCCATAAGTTGGATATACTAAGTATCCGCCAAGCTCGTGATTAGCTACTGACATATCTTTTTGCTCTACAACAAAAGTTTTTGGCTGGTTATGGTCTGCACCAATTCCCTTTCTTATAAAATCGCTAGTAGCTTTATAATCACCGCTTTTACTTTCAAAAGAAGGAGCTAATTTTGCCTTTTGAATTTCACCAATTTTAGTAGCGATTTCTAAAGATAAATCGTTTCTAGTTTTTTCAATCAAGCTATCATATTTTTTAGTAGCCTCGCTGTTTTTTTCAGCAAGAACATGAAGCATGCTATTAATCTGTCCAATAGACGAGATTATGTCTTGGTTATTGTTTGTTTGTGTTTCCATTGATTAAGATGTTGTTAAGGTTAAGTTTTACTTTTTCTAAAGAAGCTAAAGCCTCCTTAGTTTTGTCTATTAACCCAACATCTCGCTGGCTACTTGGAATGCCAAACATACTTATAATATGCTTAGCGTTCTTGTTTGAATACCCTACATCACGCAAGGCTTTTTCTACGTCTTTTGGAGACGATGAATTTTTTACACTATCAACTTCTGCCATATCATTAGCAGGGAAGGTAACAATTGAAACTTCATATAAATCTAATTCTTTAAGAACACGAACGCCCTTAACTTTGTCCATTTCATAATCATTTGTTTTAAAGCCTATGGACATTTTATCTAATACACCCATCTTAAGGTTTGAATAGGTTTCAGCACCCTTTTCGGTCTCTAAATTAATTTGGCACTTTACATAAAGCCCCGTATCATCTTCATAAGCATCTACTATTAAGCCAATAGGTTCATCAGTTTTATGCTGGAATAATAATTTAGGTTTTCTTTTAGATAATGATTTTGCAAAAGCACCCTGAATAATAACGTCCCTATCACTATCAATATTATTAAACACTGAAGCATATCCACTGAAAACGCCTTTTTGTTCGGCACTTTCTTTTAATTCAAAATCACAATATTTTTTTAAAGTAAGGCTCATTAGCTATCTTATTTTTACAAAGCGTGTGATTTTAAATATAAAAATCAAGTATTATTTTGCGGAACGTATATTAACACGCATCTACAGTTAATTGAATTAGCTTCACTGGCATCTGTATCATTAGGACGGTCGAGATATTCCCCGCCTACATAAAACTTGTCGCCCATTGGTATAGGCTCACTTCCAGCCATACTTAAATGGTCTTGTCTTGTTCTACTATCAACCGTTGGCACCCATTGTTTAAGAAAGGTTAAGCCTAATGTATCGCTTGCATTATTAATAACCTCATTACTTGCATAAGTAGAGGCTCTATGTGTTTCCGTTCTTGCTATAGTAAAGCTTCTTGAAAAAGCTACGGCATCAACCGCCCTTATTCTTTTAGCTATTTTATCTACGCTTTCGCCTAGTTCATAACCTTTAGATATAGCTTTAGTAACCTTGTCTTTTGAAGTTTCGCTAATAAGCTTAGAGCGGTTAAGTGAATTAGAAGCAATAAAACGTTTAGCTATTTCTAGTGCCGATAGGTTTAAATCTGCCTTTATTTCTTTTTTAATAAATTCATTATATACAAGTCCTGCAAATCTATTTACAGTTAGTGTGTCATGGTCTTCTAGTATCTTTTGTATTATTTGCTGATGTTTTCTAACTAAGTAATCAGGAACTGCCCCACCTGAAAAGAACTCAAAAGCCTCTTTATTAAAGCGTTTAATTTCAGCCCTGTAGATTTTGGCAAACTTTCGCTCTATGGCATTAAGCTTTGCTAAATATTTAATCTGATATCTAAGCACTTTCACCTATAGGTACGCCTTGTTGATTAGTAATAATATCGCCCCCCTCAAGGTCATCCAAACCGAAATGCTTTCTTTTTTCGTTTAGAGTTAGGAAGTTTATAGAACTTAAGTCAAGCATTGCCTGCGTTCTTTGAGCGGCAATGGCAGGTATTTGCTCACTAAAGAAAGATACTCTCATATTATCAGGTAGCAGATTGCCACTTAATAAATCAAAGTATCTATTAGCTAAGGGAATAATAGTCGATTGGTAAAATTGTAAATTAGCTTGTTCTAAGTTTGCATAGGTACTTTCAGTTGGCAGAACTAATAGGCTAGGCACGCCAAAGGCACTACAAATTAACTGAATGTTTCTAGTTTGAGAGTTAAAGAACTCCATATCTTGTGCAGGTATTTGCGTCGCTGTAAATTCCAAGCCACCTTCTAGTATTATGGACTTACCTACATTCTTAATACCGTTCATCGCATCGTTTAAAGTTTTCTTTAGGTTTTCAGCCTGTTGCTCCGTTAATTCACTTGCTCTGCCATCAGCATTCTTAACGCTAAAAAAGCCTAATGGTCTACCGCCTTGGTTAAGCACTTGGTAATTCCATTGCAAAGTTTTCTTAACTATATCTACCGACTGTCCACAAGAATATAAAGGACTTAAGCCCTCAAAGGCACTATCAGGGTTAAAGTTATTCATACCAAATATTTGACTGAAGCCTTTACTGTCAAACAAGTAATCTTCTTTGCCTAAAGAATAACCTTTTAAAGCTAGCTTAGTTCTTTTATCAACGTATATAGGACAAACAGCGTCGCTTGGCACATTATACATTGCGCTAGCGTTTTGCGGGCTATCTTTATAAATAAAGGCTTGCCCGTATAAAATATATTGGGCAATAAAGCGAAAGGTAAAATCCTTGAAGGATGTTTTGCCATCAGGAAAGGCTAGTAATGTTTTTAATCTATTGTCCTTTATTCCATCTATTAGTTCATTGTTTAAATAGAACTTAGGGTCTAGGCAGGATATTTCTTGAGCTATAAGATTAACGCACCTTGCAACAATTATGTTTGAAAGGGCTTCAGTGTCTATCTGGTGTTTAGAAAAATTAGTAAAGGTGGAGTTTGCATACTCACTAAAGAACGAAAACCCTCCGAATGATTTTGTTTGTAAAGGCTCTGCTTGCTTAGTTAAGCTAGTCTTTTTATTTAAAAAAGGTATTTTCATAATATCCTAATGTTAGGAACATTTTTTGGTTTTGCAACATAATTTAAAAAGAGGGTGGTTGCGTCTACCAAATCATCGTGCTTAGCTAATGGAAAGCTTGTTAATTCAGCTACGTAATCCTTAACCCAAAAGGCATTAGAAGGCAAATGCACCCTTCCAGCTTCAAATATAAATGAACATTGAGCAAGACGACTGCCCTTGTCTTTATCTACCTGCACTGGGACTATAGGTAAATTGCTATTACGCCTTAAATCTTGTATTAACTGCTGTCCGCTAGATTTATCTTCTATAATAATCTTTTTTGGATTGAATTTTTCTGCCAGTTGCCTTGCCTTAGCTACTAAGTCAGTAAACACAACTCTATTTCTAAAGCAATCTAGTAAATAATACTCATTACCCAGCACGCCCCACGTTAAACAAACACTATAGTCATTAGTTTCGCTTGTTTTAACTGCCGTGTCCCAAGATTGATAAATTTCATTAAAGATAGGTTGCTGACCATAATATCTTAGGAAATCTTTTTTAATAATACCGCCCCCAATAGGCACGGGCTCTTGTAAGTATTGTGAAGCATAAGCATAAGAACCCAAGTCTTTTTGCAGTTGCTCTAAGATATCCTTGGGTTCTCTTGCGTTTAAAGTATCACCAGCCTTAACAACTTTTTTTTCAAGCCCTCCACTTAAAGGGTTTATCCATTCAAATGTAGCGTCTTCATTAAACTCAGCAGGTAGTTTTATTAGCCTCCACCCCTCTTTATTTAATAAAAAGCCCGTTATATCATCAGTATGTAGTCTTTGCCCTATCACTATTATTCTACCATTAACTTTGTCATTTAGCCTTGTTTGCAATTGTTGCTCAAACCAAGTATTAGCACCCTCCCTATAAGTTTGGCTTTGTGCGTCTATACCGTTTAATATATCATCACAAATAATAATATCCGCCCCTAGCCCTGTTAATGTTCCACCCGTTGAAGTAGCAGTCCTTGAGCCTTGACGCGTAGTAGTAAATACTTTTGTCGTGTTAGATACATCGCTTAATTGAATATGTGGAAAGCAAGCCCTATACCAATCTGACTGTACTACCTGCCTGCACTCTATAGAATGCTTTCTAGCCAAGTTGTCAGCATAAGAAGCACATATTATAGTTTGTGAAGGATTTCTAGCTAATAACCAAGCAGGAAAGGCTATAGTAATAAGCGTAGATTTCATACTTCTCGGAGGTACATTGACTATTAGCCTTCTATTTTCAGGGTCGGCTATAATAGAGGCAAGGTAGTCAATATGCCAATTGTGAATATATGGAGTGTTGGGGTTTATAGTTTTAAACACCTTCCTAGTAAAGAAAGACAAATCATTAGCTAGTATCTTAGCGTAAGTTTCGGTTTTAATTTTCATCATCTATAAAGTCATCGCCTGTTTCGCTAGGTTCAACTTTATTTTCATTTTCAGTAAGGTTTAGTAAAGCTTTTTTTAAATATTCCTTTTCATCTGTTTCAATATTCATATTAAGTTCAACTGGAGCACCATCTTTGCCAGTTATTTCGTTTTTTTGAATAGCCTTGCCGTCCGTCCTATCCATTATTTCAGCCATTGCCCTTAATCTAGTTTCAGCCTTAATGGTTTTAGAAGTCATTATATCTAATAGTTTAAAGGGTATAGCCCCCATAGCATCTATTTCTTTTGCTAATTCAGCCTTACCTTCAGCTAAAGCAGTTTGTTTTAATTTCTCGGTATATATATCTAATGCTAATTCTAAGCGTTCTTTTAACGCCTTTCTTTCTTTGTGTTTTTGCCCAAACGCAGTCCCACCTTTCTTGCCAAGCTCCCTTGCTCTTTCGGTGCTGTCTATGCCCTTTCCTTTAAGTAAATTGGGGTAATCCGCTTTTGTTTTTTTTTCAGTCATTTAATGAAAATTCTTTGTTGCAATGAGGGCATTTAATAGAATTGGTATCAAGGGCATCTAAACTTTCTTTATCATCTTCAATATCTGCGTCTATATCTTTTATTTCCAATCCCCAAGTAGTTAAATCTTCCAAATCAAAGTTATTGGCTAACAAATCATAGTCCCAGTCGCCCTTATTAGCATTTAGTCTTATATTTAATTCCTTTTCATCTTCCAAGGGTAAATCTAATATAACGCAATCAACTTCTTTAACGTTCATTTTTTTTAATTCCCTTACTCTAAAATGCCCACCAATTATAATATTATTCCTTTCGGCATTTTGGTTTACTATTACAGGCTCAACTACACCAAACTTAGTTAAACTTTCTTTTAAATGAGCTTCTTGCTGTTTAGTGGATTGGCGAGGGTTATACTCCGCTGGTTTTAAATCGGCTATTTTGAGCTTTTTTATTAACATAGTTTATTAATTTTCATTATCGCCCTTTTCTTTTTTTTCAACAACTAAGAAGTTTATATAATCACCTTCTTTAGTATTTTCTATTAATGCTTTAAACTCAGGAGAGATTTTAATTCCAACAACCTCTTTTCCATTCTTGTTAGATGGGTTATAACTTCCGCAAGTCCACCACTTGCCTAAGGCATTCTTAGTTATAAGATTTTTCATACCCTATAATTAGCACCACTAAACTAAATGTCAAATAACGCTTTACAATTATAAATTTTATAATTATATTGCTTTTAAGGCAATAATAAACTTAACAACTAAACTTATGAAAAACAAACAAAACACCTATAACATACCACAAACAGAATTATATAAAGGAGCCATTATATGCGTAAATCTACTTTCGGCAGTTCTGGCATTGTTTGTGGGTTTTTTAGTCTACTTGGGCATTACTTACTATAATCTTGCTTATCCTAGCGATAGTTTTTGTAAAACAAACTACGATAGTGGTATTGAAATAAAAGAAGCAAGGGGTTGTGAGGATTATTATTTAAGTAGGGGGTATTAGTATGAAAATGGTTAAGGTAAAAGCAAAGGTGTCTAAAAAAACTGATAAAGCTTATTTAATTAAAGGTGTGTGGTTTCCTAAAAGCCATGTTAATTTACTTAGTAGTGGTGAAGTAGAGATAGCCTCTTGGTTAATTGGAAAGCGTAAACAAGAGAGTAATAATTTTCAACAGGGCTTTAAGGAAAACAAATTAATTAAAGAGGTTAAATAATATGAACAACACAACCCACTTTTACCGCCCAGCTAACGACAATTTTCCACAAACTCCGTATATAACATCTATGGAAAGCTTGCGAACAGTTCTACTAAAAGAACAAGAAAAGCAAGGCTTTGTTTTTGCCGAAGATGTTTATGGTAGGGAAATAGAAAATATTTTTAACAATTAACAAGGGGAATAATATGCTAATTAAAGTTATAACTTGTATGATACAGAAAGAATGGCATGAAACTGCAAGCGGTTTTGAAATTACAGAAGATTTTAGATTTAAGCGTGAAGATAAATATCTTAATTTTGTAAAAACTTTTACGATTGGCGAAATACCACTGTCTCTTTTTAAAAATAAACATAATTTTTATTTGGGGTATTGGAAAGACAAAGAATTATTTATGTGCTACGAAGTTAGTAGGGCAAGAGGCACGCATCTAAAAAATTTAAGAACCCTTGCTAACAAACTTAATAAGTTAGGTGAGCAAAATATTAAAAATCAGCTTGAACAATACTTTGAACCAGAAGATAACAATCAGCAAGGGGAATAATTATGAAAAAAATAAGCAAAGAAGAATTAAAAGAACTTTATTACTCAAATAACACTTTTCCCCTTGCAAAGCAAATGGGAATATCTGTACGAGCTTTACTTAAGCTTTTAAGGGAAGCAGAAATACCTTTAAAAAGTAGCAAAAGCGGACAGGGAAAAAGAAAATTTAAATTTGAAAAGTAACCGAAGAACTATTTTTTAAAATAACTGTTTACAAATAAAAGTTATATAGTAGTTATGCTATAACTTATCATATAACTTATGAAGCAAATCTCAAAAACCGAACTTGAAGAATTATACCAAAGCTTAACCAATAAAGAGGTTATGGAGGTGCTAGGCGTGTCCCTTCAAACACTTCTTTTAATGCTTAAACGAGCGGGAATAAAACCAAAAGGAAAGGGTAATAGGCGGACTAAAATTAAAATAGTGGGGTAATATGAGTGGTTGGTTTAAACTTCACCGCAAATTATTAGATAGTCCAATTGCACAAAAACCTAATTATTTAGCAGTTTTAATTTATTTACTAGCTAATGCAAATTACGAGCCAAAAGATTTAATTATTAACAATGAAAAAATCACTGTACCCGTTGGCTCATTTATAGGAAGCCAGTTAAAAATTGCTAACTTTTTTAAAATTTCACTTGGCTCTGTAAATAAAATTTTAAACTACCTAAAAAGTGAAAACACTATTGAAATCAAAACGACTAATAAATTCTCTTATTTTTCAATAGTTAATTGGGAATGCTATCAAGAAGATGAAAGCAAAAAGGAAAACAA